GTGGTATCAGAACCAATAGAGCCTAGCTCTGAAGCGGCTTGATAGTACGTAGGTTTCCAAAAAACACTTATGTTTCTATTGGCTTTTCTACGTTTAAAGTTGCTCCAGTTAACCAAACTGTTCCAGGTAAGAGCACCACCGGCATTAACCCTATCATCTGTCGCAAAGCCAACCATAGGTAACTCATCGTAAGGGGCAGCATTCACAACTTGCCTGGCCATAAAGTCATGACGTACCGCCATTATCTTGAACTCATCAAACATCTCGCAATAGGCTCCAAAACCAACGATACCACCTGGAAGAGAAAAGTAGTACGACGTGCCACCAGCAAGCGGAAAAACATGATTGCCTAATTTTTGTGTAAATTTCGTCTTCAATTCAAAGGAATTTCTCCTATTGATTCTACGAGTTTTCCTAAAACGTCTAGGTGCTCTTCGGGGACGGGTAAAGCGACGGGTTACCCTGCGACGACGGTAAGGGCGTCTTCCATAGCGACGGCGGCGAGGATACATTTTAAATTTTTCCAATAAAAATTTGAATTTATACTAGGAAATGCGCTAAGCGCCAAGGTAATATTAGTTTTTCTTGGCGCTATTTCCTTTTTTAGGCACGTGATAGAACCGTGTCCTTTAACGGTTACCAACCCTAACCCATCCCCCCCCTAAACCGGGCACCGTAGACCACTACACCAACCCTAATTTACACTTATGGGTTTCACTAATGGTTTGCGGGCGGGGGGGCTCCTGTGCCCGCCCCCCCGTCCTACAACCCTAGCCCGCACTACGTTATAGCGAGGAATGACGTAAGCACCACTGCACGCTGACATCATGTTTCACAGAAACAGTCAGCTATATATACTTTAATGGTTGTTATTATTTTTATCCAATGTCATACAGACTAGACGCAAAACAACTCTTCTTAACTTATCCTAAATGCAACATCCTACCGGGAACTGCTTTATCACTGCTCGAGATTATTTGCGAGAGACACAAAATCGAGAAGTACATCGTGGCTCAGGAGAAGCACCAGGATGGCACCGACCACCTACATGTCTGGCTCCGCCTAACCAAGAGGTTCAACACGAGGAATCCGAGAGCTTTCGACTTGGAATGGGATGGAGTGAATTACCACGGGAACTACCAGCCATGCCGTCGAGCCTCTGCTGTCCAGAAGTACTGCCAGAAGGGAGGGAATTTCGTGACGAATATGGACGATTGCACGACGAAGTCCTCTTCGATATGGAGCGAAGCAATCCAGGCTGCAAAAGAAAACGGGAGGAAGGAAGCTCTGACGATGCTGGAGAACGACTCTGTGGCAGCGAGGAGTATCCTTATTCATCGGGAAGCGATAGTGAGGAATTTGACAGCTATGTCGACGCGAGTGAAGCCGCCTCTATTCTCCCTGGATATGTTTCCCGCATGGAATCCGAACTGGTGGGAGAAGGGACAGAAGACTATGATACTTCATGGAAAGTCAGGCTGCGGGAAGACGTGTCTAGCCAAAGCGATCCTACCAACAGCGTTGTTCGTGACTCATATGGATCAACTGAAGAATTTCGACCCAGAGATGAACGAAGGACTCATATTCGACGATATGAACTTCAATCATCAGCCGCGAGAAGCACAAATCCATCTAATGGATTGTTACGACGACAGAACTCTTCACGTGCGTTACACGACTGCGGAAATCCCAGCAGGAACTCCCAAGATCATCACAACAAATCTCCCCCCGATGCAAGTATGCCTTTTATGGGATGAGGCTATCAAACGACGTGTCGACGTTATTGAAATGCTTGCCATCGACAACTTCAAGCCAGACCAAGACTACACACCCGCCCCAGAATTAAATTTAGAAAATTGGTTAAACACTGATTTTATTGAATAAAGTTTATGGTCCAGAAAAGTATCGTTTCCTGAACTTAACATATACAGTTTGATATTGTGACACAAGAATAAGAGTAGTAGCAGCATAAGGTTCGTTACCAATGTGATAACCAGAGGTGCCCAAAGTAGTAGCGGCAGCTTTAGTGGAAATCCAAGGCATCCTAGGATTTGTACGAATGGTGGTGGTATCAGAACCAATAGAGCCTAGCTCTGAAGCGGCTTGATAGTACGTAGGTTTCCAAAAAACACTTATGTTTCTATTGGCTTTTCTACGTTTAAAGTTGCTCCAGTTAACCAAACTGT